AATGGTCAGTGAAGTAGCTAAACCTATTTCTCCAGATGAACAACGGTTCATCGACCAGCATACTTACGAAGTTCAGAAACATCCTGTCGCACTAGACCATCAGTTCACAGGTGATATTGCAGGCAAACCATCTAAAACTACAGAGCCTGATGCATCTACATACGATGCTGCATATGCTGCAAAAGAACCGGCCGTCGAAAGAATCGGCGAAGAAGTGGAGCAAATGGACGAGATTTCAAAGGATCTGGCGCAGCGCTATTATAGTAAATCACAGGATTCTATGCGTAAATCTATGAATACCATGACCGATACTGAAAAAGCTCGTAAGCCTGAAAAAAAGAAAGCATACGACGATGCTCGCAAAACATTCCACAAACGTGGAAAAGGCTCAGACATGGCTGCTAAGCGTTTAGCTTATAAAGGTAAAAACGAAGAAGCTGAGCAAATCGACGAGATTTCTCGTAGCATGACTCCTATGAAAAATAAATTCGGTGGCAGAGTTGATCCAAAGAAATTTGATGCATATAAAAAATATATGAAAAAGAATAGTCTCGATGAGCCAACTGTTCGCATGATTGCTGATAACCCAGATGCTGGCGAGTCAAAGCAGATGATGAACAATCCAAAGTATAAAGAAGCAATGAAATTATACCGAGCTGCTCATATCAAAGAAGAAGTAGAATTGACAGAAGACCCAACGCAAGAAAAACCAATGATGATGGGCGCGCTTCGCGCGATGTCTCACAATATGATGGGTATTGCAAAATACGTTCAGTCAACAAATGATCCAGAAGAATGGTTCCAAAACAAATTAGCTGGCGTTGCTAAAGAGATGCAAACACTTTATAGTTATGCTACTGCTGAAACAATGACAGGTATGGCTACTGAAGAAACTGTAAACGAAAGCCAAAAAGCTTCTCTTGCGAAAAAACTCGCTAAGGTATCTGCCTCATCAGAAAAAGGTAAAAAAGCTGTTACTTTGAAAAAAGCTCCTTGGGAGAAAAAAGAGGAAACAGAATTGACTGACGAAGAGTTATCTGCAAAGCAAAAGAAAATTGACCATAATAAAAATGGTAAAATTGACGGACACGACTTAGCAATGCTTCGTAACAGAAAAAAAGTTCGTAAGGAAGAAGTTGAAGTTACCGAAGAGTTATTAGACGAAGCTATGAAATTCAAAGCAGGTGCTATGAAACTCAAAGACGGATCTCAAGTAATTCTTAAAAAGGAAGATGCTGATGCGTTGACTTCAATGTTTAAGGACTTGTCAAGGCAAAACCAAAAAAAATTAGGTGAAGTTGCTAAAAAAGACAAATCAGGATTTGAAGAGATTCTTGGATTTGCCAGAGAAGCATTATAATTTATTATAAATATATAGTAATTTAGGTAAGGATTGAACTAATGAAATTAATTACTGAAGTAACAGAAGATCTTCAAATTGCTACAGAGCTCAATGAAGCGACTGGGAAAAAGTCTTATTTCATTGAAGGTATCTTTATGCAAGGAGACATCAAGAATCGTAACGGGAGAATTTATCCTGCTGGGATTCTTGAGAATGAGATGAATCGCTATAATAAAGACTTCATCGAAACTAAACGAGCCCTTGGAGAACTTGGTCACCCAGAAACTCCAACCATTAATGGTGATAGAGTATCACACCTTATCACTGAAATGAAAAGAGATGGGTCCGACTTTGTTGGAAAAGCCAAAATTTTAAGTACTCCAATGGGAGAAATCGTTAAAACTTTCATGGACGAGGATGTTAAAATTGGGGTTTCAACAAGAGGCTTGGGATCAGTTAAACCAATGAAATCTGGAATTATGGAAGTTCAAGATGATTTTCACTTATCAACAGTGGACATTGTCACAGATCCTTCAGGCCCTAACTGTTTTGTAAACGGCATTATGGAAAACGCTGAATTTTATTATGACATTGCCTCAGGACACTGGCTACCGTCAGCTCCAAAGGTAGAGGAAGTCATTGAAGAAATTCAAGAAGAAATTGAAAAAGAAGTCAGAAGAGTAGTTAGAAGGGTTGATGAGTCCACGGCAGCTAAGCTGTTCGAACGCTTTATTAATTCACTTAGAAATTGATTTTTTAATAAATAGTAAACATATAGAATAGCTTAATTAAAAGGAGTAGAACATATGTCAAATGAGCTAGACGAAAAGTTCGTCGAAAAATCCGGCGGTGCAGGTGTTCCAGCAGCGGAAGTTGCGGATCCAGTAACTGGTGCTGGCGGCGCAGTAAAAAAGAAGAAAGCAGATGTTAAAAAATCTGTTGACGGCTCTGCAGATAAAGTAGACGCTGTTACTCCAGGTCAAGGTGGCTCTGTTAAAGAGGACGCCGCGCCAGAAGTTGAAGCAGAAGAAATCGTTGAAGAAGTAATTTCTATCGACGAATCTATTGCGGCAATGTTTGAAGGCATGGACCTATCAGAAGATTTCAAAAACAAGGCAACACTTGTTTTCGAAGCTGCAGTAAATGAAGCTGCAACAGCCAAGGCTGACCTAGTTATCGCAGAAACAACAGAGCGTCTCGAAACAGAGATGAATCAATCTATTGAAGAAGGCGTTAATGGTATCGTTGATAACCTTGATTCATATCTCGACTATGTCGTAGAAGAGTGGATGAAAGAAAACGAACTAGCTATTGAGGCTGGCATTAAAGTAGAAATGGCAGAATCCTTAATGGACGGTCTTAAAGGTCTTTTTGAAGAGCACAATATCGAAGTTGACGCAGAAACAGTTGACGTGGTAAAAGGCTTGGAAGAAGAAGTTGAAAACCTTAAAGCCACGGCGAACGAAAAAATTACTGAAAATGTAGAACTTCAAAAGCACCTCGCTTCACTTAAAGCTGAAAGAGTTTTCGAAGAAATGACTGAAGATCTCACAATCACGCAACGTGAGAGATTAAAAGTTCTTTCTGAAAAGCTTGATGCTGAAAATATTGATGAGTATAAGGCTGACTTAGAAACACTCAAAGAATCATTTTTTGCGAAACCTAAGGTAGTTGCTGAAGAAGTCGTTGAAGAAGAAATCCTCACAGAAGAATCAGAAGTTAAACAACCTGTTTCTGAGCATTCCTCAATTAACGCTATCACAGCATTCTTAAACTCGCGTAATTAATATTTCGGTAAAAACACATAATTATAAATATACCCAGATAGAACTTTATTAACCAAGGAGATAGACATCAAATGGCACAGTCAAACTATCAAGCGCTAGTGGAAAAGTGGGGCCCGGTTCTCGAGCATGACTCTTTCACTGCAATTACAGATCAGCATCGTAAAAGCGTAACTGCTACGATTCTTGAAAACACAGAGAAAGCACTTATGGAATCAGGCGATATGTCTGCTTCAATGAGTTCACTTCTTTCAGAAGCAGCACCAACAAACGCTGCTGGAGCCGACGGCTTCACATCTGGTGCAACCGCAACTGGTCCAGTTGCTGGTTATGATCCAGTACTTATTAGTCTCGTACGTCGTGCGATGCCAAACTTAATGGCATACGACATTGCTGGCGTTCAGCCAATGACAGGACCAACAGGTCTTATCTTCGCAATGCGTTCGAAGTACACAAACCAAGCTGGTGCAGAAGCATTCTTCGGCGAAGCAAATACAGGCTTCTCTGGCGACGCGGCTAATCCAAATGGTACATCAACTGGTGCATCTGCATTCGGTGACGTTGTAACAGGTAAAGGCATGACAACTGCAGCTGCTGAAGCACTCGGTGACGGTGTTGGCGCTGGATTTGCTGAAATGGCTTTCTCAATCGAAAAAGTTACTGTTGCTGCGAAATCACGCGCGTTGAAAGCAGAATACACTACAGAGCTTGCTCAGGATCTTAAAGCCGTACACGGTTTAGACGCTGAAACAGAACTAGCAAACATTCTACAGTCTGAAATCCTCGTGGAAATCAACCGTGAATTAGTTCGCTCAATCTACACATCAGCCGTAACTGGTGCAGCTGGTACAGCCTCTGCCGGTACATTCGACTTAGACGTCGATGCAAACGGTCGTTGGTCAGTTGAGAAGTTCAAAGGCTTAATGTTCCAAATCGAACAAGAAGCGAACGCAATCGCAAAAGGTACACGTCGTGGTAAAGGTAACATGGTTATCTGTTCCTCTGATGTTGCATCAGCGTTGCAAATGGCCGGTGTACTTGATTACACACCAGCTCTTAACTCTAACTCACTACAAGTGGATGACACAGGTAACACCTTCGCCGGTGTACTTAACGGTCGCTACAAAGTGTATATCGACCCATATGCAGGTGCAAACTACATGGTTGTTGGATATAAAGGTTCAAGCGCATTTGATGCTGGCCTATTCTACTGCCCATACGTACCGCTACAAATGGTTCGTGCAGTTGGTGAAAACAGCTTCCAGCCAAAAATCGGGTTTAAAACTCGTTACGGTATGGTTGCTAACCCATTCGCTCGTGGCGCTGCGGCGGCTAACGACGGTGCGATCACTAACAACACTAACCAGTACTACAGACGAGTATTGGTATCTAACTTATTTTAAGTTAATAAAAAAAGGGAGAGGGTTTAACCTCTCCCATTTAAAAACTAAGGCTGCTTTCGAGTGGCCTTTTTTTTATTCTGTAATGTATGACATAAGAATATGATTACGACCTTCAGGCGTTATCTGTTCATCAAAAATCCTTATAGATGTTGTCAACATAGCTGAGGCTAACATAAGGATTTCATTTGAGTCATCACACATCATAATTTGTCGGTCAATAGGCTGAGTAAGTTCAGCCATTCTTTGCATGATCTCCAAATCTTTTTTGTCTCCTGATTTCATTACATTCCCAACGCATCCATATAAAGTTGAGTCATAGCGTTTTCGTTTTCAACATCGTCGCGATTACGTTTACGAATTGAAACAATTTTACGAATGATTTTTGCTTCGTAACCTTGGCCTTTAGCTTCAGCTAAAACCTCTTTAATTTGGTCAGATACTTCAGCCTTTTCAGACTCTAGGGTTTCCACACGTTCAATAAAGGCGCGTAGCTGATCAGCTGTTACTGATGTAGTTGGATTCTGTTGCATTAAATAATCTCCTGCAGTTGTAAATTTCAAATCACCCATGCCGTTAACAGCTTCATAGCTTGGGTATCCCTTTTCAAAGACTGGGGCT